AAATATGATTCTGACGGTATCCCATTCCTACAATTAAGTGGCTCATTCCCTAATAGATCTAGGTATATTAGAGTAGAGGTATTTAAAGAGAACTACAATTACTTGAACGAGAGCGGACAAATCAGAGTTGCTGCATTCTCTAGTAGCTTACCTGCTGCTGTATCTGGTACTTTCTCCGGAGGTTCCGATGGATATGTAAAACATCCTAGGTCATTCTTCGATAAAATTAGCGGACAAAATAGTCAAGGATTCAATTTAGATGATTTAGCGGGAGGAGCCTCTGGTTCAACTGCTTATTTAGATGCCATTGACATTTTAGCTAATGCAGATGAATATGATATCAACATGTTACTCATGCCCGGAATTATTGACGGAGTAGGTGAACAACATGGTGAGATTATAACAAAAGCCATTGCCATGATTGAAAATCGAGGAGATATTTTCATGGTAATTGACCCTACTAGATATGGTGATACTATTGGACAAGCTATCAATGCAGCCTTAGCAAGAAATACTTCTTATGCTGCTTATTACTATCCATGGGTACAAATAGCTGACGCTGACTTAGGAAGAAACGTATGGGTTCCACCATCCACTGTAGTATCTGGAGTTATTGCATTCAATGACTACGTACAGTTCCCTTGGTATGCTCCGGCTGGTTTGAATAGAGGTGCTATCGACGTAGCTCTACAAGCAGAAAGAAAATTAACTTTAGGTGATAGAGATAGACTTTACACTTACAATATTAATCCTATCGCGACTTACCCAAGAGAAGGCGTAGTTGTATGGGGACAGAAAACTTTACAGAAGAAAAGATCTGCACTTGATAGAATTAACGTAAGAAGGCTATTGATAACTGCTAAAAAGTTCATCGCATCATCTTCTAGGTATTTAGTGTTTGAGCAAAACACCAAAGAAACAAGACTTAGATTTTTAAGTATAGTAGAGCCTTATTTAGAGAGTGTTAGAAGAAATCAAGGTTTGTATGATTTCAAAGTCATAATGGACGAATCTAATAATACTCCTGACGTATTAGACAGAAATGAGCTAAGAGGTAATATTTATTTAAAACCTACTAGAACTGCGGAATTCATAATCTTAGATTTCTTTGTACTACCTACAGGAGCTTCTTTCCCTGGTGATACAGAATAAACAAAAAAAATAGAATAAAATGGCATTTGAATATAAACCATTTGAGTATTTTAACCCTAAGCAGCAGATGCGATATGTGCTCTTTCTAACTAACGTTGGAGTACCTATCCCTACTTATATGGTTAAAACAGCTGATAGACCATCAATAGACCAAAATCCAGTTACAGTAGATTACATTAATACAGAATTTAAGGTAAAAGGAAAATCAAGGTGGCAGGATATATCAGTTACATTATATGATCCTATTGAAGTAAACGGAGCTAAATTATTACATGATTGGATAAGTTTATTTCACCATAACTCAGGATTAAATCAATCACCTGCGGGTAGAACTCCAGGTCTTTTAACTCCGGGAGAAGATGGATTCATTCACGAGTATAAGAGAACTTTAGTTTTCCAAGCCTTAACTCCACATGGAGATATAGCGGATGAGTTTTCACTATATGGCGCTTTCGTAGCAGACGCTAAATGGGGTAACATGGATTTATCGTCTGATGACTTAAACATGTTAGACTTAACCATTACTTATGATTATGCTGTAATGATTCCAGCTAAAAATAAAGTAATTACTACCGGAAAAGTAGACGCATAAAATTAATTAATAAACCACAGAGGTGCATCAATGCACCTCTGTGCTTATAAAAAACACATGGCATTTACACATAAACCTTTTAAATATTTTAACCCGAAACAGCAAATGCGTTTTGAGTTATATATGCAAGCGGATCCATTTGGTCCTTTTTACCCTACGTATGCCATAAAATCAGCGGAAAGACCTACTTTAGAGAATAATCATATCACAGTAGATTACATAAATACAGAATTCCACGTTAAAGGAAAATCAAGATGGCAACCCATAACAATACGTTTTTATGATCCAATTGAGGATAATGGTGCCAAAATGTTACATGATTACATTAATAATTATCACCACAATTCAGGAACGACCGGACAAAGTTTTAATTTATTAACACCCGGAGAAGATGGTTTTATACATGAATATAAAAGAACATTATATTTAAGAGCACTATCACCTCATGGAGATGTTGTAGATTCCTTTGTATTAGTAGGAGCATTTTTTGACTCTGTTAAGTGGGGAGAATTTGACATGTCTAGTGATGATTTGGTATTGATGGAAGGAACAATAGTATATGATTATGCTATGGTTAGAGGAAGTAAAATTAAACTTCCTGACGTAGAAGGGCCCGGACTAGATGGAGGGGGAGCAAATTTAGGAAGTCAATTAAAAGACGCAGCCATAAATATTGGGAAAGGAGCCGCTCAAGCAGCTGCTAACGCCGGAATAAGTGCGTTAGGCGGATTACTTGGTGGCGGTGGCGGAGGAAGGAACTAGTTTTCTTTGTTTTGTATTAATTTTAAGTTTTTAGTATATTTATTATAAAAAGAAATGGCTAAATCTACGCCCATATTTAGACAGAAAAAGGAAGTACTATCCAATAAAGAGATGGTTATGACCGGAGCGTCAGAATACACTCAGTATAGACCTTTCACTTATTTTGAACCTAAGCTAAAAAATAGATTTGTCCTTTACCTAGATGTCCAGGGAATTTACATACCTACTTACTTAGTAAAATCTGCGACTAAGCCCGGATTCAGTTATGACAATATAGAGTTGCAGTATATAAATACAAAAACTAACTTTAAAGGAAAAATGACTTGGGACCCAATAGAAATAATTCTATACGACCCCGTAGCTGCACATAGATTCTCTCCTAGAGCTTTAAATAATCCATTCGTAGACCCTTTATCAAGTTCAGAAGACGTAAAGAACGATTCTTCCGTTTTAGTATATGAATGGATAATGAGTTCGCACTCTAATTATTTAAAGGGTAAAGAATATGCGTTAGAAACTTATAAAAAAACGTTAATATTAGAGACATTAATGCCTAGAACTAATGTACAATCCGAAAGATGGGAAATACATGGAGCTTACGTTTCTGCCGTTAAATGGGGGGATTTAGATATGTCGGATGATTCTTTATCTACAGTATCTGTAACAATTACTTATGATTATGCGTTAATAAAAGACGCGAACGAAAGAAAGATTCTTCCGTACAATACGGGAGAAAGTTTTGGAACACTAAATAATTCTATTAAACCTCTTAATCCAGCAGTTCGACCAGTAGGACTACTACCTAAATCATTTAGAGGACAAGGATTAGCATAAAATTAAACAAACATAAATATTATGAAACCAGACAGAGAAGTTACATTTAATCAAAGTCCTAGCGAAGACGGTATGGAAATTCCTACTCCGGTTATTCCAACTGTCCCTAAGGGTGTAAGTCAGACTACTTTATTAGTTGATTTACCATCTAGAGGTCTTTTTTACCCTAAAGAAAATCCTCTATCCTCGGGTCAAGTAGAATTAAGATACATGACAGCCAAAGATGAGGACATCTTAACTAATCAGAATTATATTATGCAAGGAACGGCCATTGAAAGAATGTTCCGTAACTTGCTTGTATCAGAGATTGATTGGGATGATTTGTTAGTTGGAGACAAGAATGCCATTATGATTGCAGCTAGGATTGCAGCTTACGGAGAAGATTACGTGATTCAAGTTACTACTCCTTCAGGTAATACTCAAGACACTACAATTAATTTGAGTGAGTTGAAACCTAAACCTATTGACGAATCCGTATTAGTAACGAAGAATAGTAATCTATTTAAACTTACTCTCCCCAAGTCTAAAAAAGAAGTACATGTAAAACTACTTACAGGCAAAGAAGATAAGGAAATTGATGCTATTGTTAAATCCTATGAAAAAGTTGGAAAAGATCCGGGCTTACTAACATTGAGGTTAAAGCACATGATTGTTGCTCTTGATGGTAATGTTGATTTAGTGTACATTAGAAACTATATTGACACAGACTTATTAGCAGCAGATAGTAGAGCCATTCGATCTTTCTTAAGTAAAATCCAACCAGACGTAGATTTCAATGTAGACGTGATAGACCGGTACACCGGGGAGCCTTTTCGCACTTCAGTGGTTTTCGATGAAAGATTTTTTTGGCCTGACCTCGAGAGATAGACAGTACATATATGAAGAAGTTTTTCAACTAATTCATTATGGAAAAGGATTTACATACAATGATTTGATGGACATGCCTATATTTATTAGAAAATTCTTTTACAATAGATTACTAGAAGCTTATGAAGAGAGAAACGAAGCAAATAAAAAAGCATCCAAAAAATCAAGATGATAGAATGAAAGAAATTCGGGAGGGGATTCTCTCCTCCCTTTTTTCATTATTAGCCATTCCTACACAATTAAGAATGGTAGGTAGAATGTACAATGCTGCAAAGGAAGATGAGAAATTAAAAAAATTAAGATCTCAAAGATTACAACGTCTTCAATCCTTAAAAAATGACGCTGATTCCAATAATAAACATTTTAAAAAGTATAAATAACATTAAAGACTTAATAAATATGTAATATAATGGGAAGAGACGACATAAAAAAAATGGCTGAAGCTATCTTCAAAGAGCTAGAGCATTTTGAAGAAAAGTTTGAGAAGGCTTATAAAATATTATATGAAACACGGGAAAAGGGTAGAAAGAACGTAGAGAGTCAGAAAGAAGGCCGTTCGTCAACATTTCAACGTGAGATTGATACATATTTAAAAGGTTTAGATATAATTTTTAATAAAGAACAAAAAAAATATGAATCCACATTAAAAAGTATAGGTAATGCTAAAGAGGCAGCAGAAAAAGTTAATAATAAGGCAAACAAAGAAACAGTATCAACGGAAGAAATTATAAAAGCTATAAATAGTCTTATTCCATTTATTGAGCAAGTCTATGAAGAATCTCAGTTCATAATAAATAGAATAGAAATAGTTGGTGCAGCATACACATTATACAAACAACCAGAATTAAAACAGGCAGGATTAAACTTTCCTGAGAAAAAGCAATTCTTAGGAAAAGAATTAGCCGAAATTAAACCTGATTTAAACATTTCTACACAATCATTGGGAGCTTTCAAAGCAGCGAGAGGAAGACTTGGAGGTGGTGTAGAATCTAGATTATATGATTTAAAAGATAGGAAACAAAAAGAATGGTTATCTCCATCAGCTCTAGATAGAAAAAGACAAGAAGAAGATAAGGATACTATTAGAAAACATTTGACAGATATTAGCCCTGATAATTTACACACTATACCCAAAAAAGTACAAGAAAAAATACAAAACTATATATACAGTAGAAATATAGCTAGGCAAGCTGCTAACGATAAGAATGAGCCTTATCCCGAAACAGAAATTGAAAAATTAATATACGCAAAAACAGGAATAAGAGGGGAGGAAATTGTAGGAAGAGAAACTTTATTTCCTAAACCAGACACAGAGGGCTTAACAAATAAAAAACTAGAAGAAACTTCACCAGCACCCGAAAAAGTTAAAGCAAGAAAAGGTAAACCCAAAGTAAAAACAGAGGAAACAATTGAAAAGATTATCCCTGAAGCAGCATTAGGAGTAAATACATCATCAATCGCAGACGTTAAACCTGACGCAGCCTCTGTAGCAAATACATCATCCTCGGGAGATGGAGGAGGTGGAAAAAGAAGAAGAAGAAGAAGAATAACAAAAGTCGGTGGTCGTAAAGGTGGTAGCTCAGGTGGAGGTGGAACAAGTGGCGGCGGAGGTGACCTAGGTACGGGTGGCGGAAGTTCAGGCAGCTCCTCACCGATAAGTACTGCACCGGAAATAAATAGAGGGAAAACATCTTCCCCCGGAGAGGTATCAGATGAAATGCTTAAGATAATTGAAGAGGCAGTATTTAATGGAGCTGCTAGAGCTTTTAGTCAATTCTCAAATTCTCCGATAAGTGGACCATCTGAATTTAGTGATTCGACAATAGATAAAATAGGAAATACAGTTTATGAAGCAATGAAGAAAGCTTTAGACTATTATTCCGCGTCTCCTGCGTTTAATATGGTATTGACTGGAATAGAGCCATCAGTTATAAAGTTATTAAAAGATGAATTAGGAGGCCTTCCCGGAGGTGGAGGAACGGGAGATATGGACAAATTAGCCGAGGAGATGAGATTAAGTAGAGAGAGTAATGAGAAACTAGCTAAAATGTCAGAAGCTAGGAGAAAAAAAGCAAAAGCAGAAGCTACTAAAAATAAAAAAGAGAGAGAGAAAGAGAAGCAAAGGATAGCAGACCCTAATTCACCGGAAAGTCAAGCAAAGAAAAAGAAAGAAGCAGATGCCGCTGAAAGGGAGCAGAAGAGAAAAGACAGAGAACAGAAGAGAATAGATAAGGAAAATCCTAACTCACCAGAGAATCTAGCAAAAGCGGCAGAAGAAGAAGAAAAAAGAAAGAAGAAAGAAGAGGACGATGAGAAAAAGAAATTAAAAGTCGCAAGACAAGCTGATCCATTTAGAAAAAGATTACAGACTATCTTTAAAGAGGGAGAACAAGAACTCTCATTTTTGTATGCCAAAGTAGATTCATTTGCAGGATGGATTCCAGGATTTAATAGCGCAATATTAGACGCAAGAAAAAAAGGATTAGAAACATTAACTGCGGGTTATGAAGCATTCGACGAAGCATACGCTAAAGAGGGTGGAGGTGCTTTTAAGGGAATGATGGCCTCTTTAAATGCAATGTTTAAAGTATCTCCTCTTGTTGTTATAATGGCTGGTTTAACAACTGCTTTTATAGGAATATTAGGAGCCGCAACTAGGTTAAATAGTAAAATAAAAGAAATATCAGCGGAGTTAGGAACATCCAATATGCAATCTTATGAATTGTTTAAGAATGCAATGAATGCTCAAACTCAATATGATAACATGTATGCCAGTCTTAGAGATGTCAGAGATGTTCAAAAAGGCATCTTAGGAGATTCAGGCATACTATTACAAACAAACGATAAAGCATTAGCTAGTGTAGCGGATAATGCAAAAAACATAGGATTGTCTGTAGAATCTGCCGGTGCATTCTATGAAAATTTAAGAATGAAAGGAGGGAGCGATAAAGAATCTAGTAATCTTATGGCCGCTTCATTAGAGCTTGCGGATAAAAAAGGATTTTCTCCTCAATCAATAGTAGATGATATAGCTCAAAATGCAGAATTTGCATCAAAATATTTTTCTAACATCAATAAACATTCTAAGTCAGCTCATAGAAATTTAATAGAAACTAATCTGCAAGTAAAAGCATTAGGATTAAATTTCCAAAAAGCAGCTAAAATGACACAACATTTATTGTCATTTGAGCAAAGTATTGTAGCAGAAGTTGAAGCATCAGTAGCATTAGGAAGACATGTTAATATTGGAAAAGCTAGAGAATTGCTTTTACAAGATGACATCGCCGGAGCTATGACACAAATGATGGATACAATGGGAGGTTATGATGAATTTCAAAACATGGATTTTGCTAAGAGACAACTCATGGCAAACGCTATTGGAATGGAAGTATCTGAATTAGAAAAAAGTTTGTATTTGAGAGAAAAGATTGGTTTAAAAGATGCTGAATCCTTAGACGCTGCAATGAAAAATAGCGATTATCTAGACAAAGTAGCCGGTAAAGATGTAGAATTATATAAAATAGAAACTAAGAAAGTAATGGCCGCCGAAAGATTTAATACGGCAATAGAAAAAGTAAGTGTGGCATTTAAATCATCTTTATTACCTATATTAGAAGCTATTGTTCCTATTGTTGACCACATGGCTTGGGCTATCAATCTTGTTGCTGCGAGTATAAAAACTGTAGGAGGAGTTTTATCTACAGGTATAAATCTTTTCAGTTTAGGTTCAATAAGTTCTAAAAGAAAATCAGAAAATCAAGCATCTCCCGCCGAAGTGGCTTCCGGTACAGTAATGTCAGCAGCATTGATATTTGCTATAGGAAAGATTGGAAAAAGCAAATTTGCAGACAAAATAGGAGAAAAAGTAGGAAAAGTCAGAGGAAAATTCGATCAACTATCAGGAGCATTAGGATCTGAGTCAAACCCTATGTATGTTAAGGTAGTTGGTGGAACTCTTGGAGGAGGAGGCGGTGCTAGTGACGTAGCGTCAACTATACTAGATAATGCTGGCGGTGCTGCTGCTACGGGTACAGCTACAGCAGGCGCATCAAGGTTTTCTAAAGTAAAGGATTTTTTATCAAGAGGAGCCGGTAAGGTAAAATCAATAGCATCCGGAGGATTATCTAAAGCACAAGATTTATTTTCAAGGGGTGCGGGGAGACTGAAAGGATTTTCAGCGGGAGCTCCGGAAAAAATAGGAAAAGCACTAAATTCTTTAAAGAATATAAAGCCTAGTTCCATTGCTAAAATAGGAGGTGTCATGGCTGTAGCCGGCGCAGCTTTTGATTATGCGCAAAGGAAAAAAGAAGGACAATCTACTAAACAAGCAGCAACAGCTTCTGTAGGAGGAGCATTAGGAGGTATTGCTGGCGGAGCTGTTAGTGGAGCTGCTATGGGCGCTTTTCTAGGTCCTATAGGAGCTGCTATCGGAGGTTTAATTGGAGGTACGGCCGGATATCTCGCCACGACTAAAATAATAGATTCTCATTTCGATAAAAATAAATCAAGTTCTTTTACAGCACAGCCATTTATGTATGCTGGAATGAATGGAATGAGCGGTGGTGGAGGTATTTCAACTTCTTTGAATAAACCTAAAGCTACGGGAACTCCTGTAGAAACTTCTATGGTTGACATGACTCCCACTACTTTTAAAACAACGTCAAGTGGGATATCTGAAATTAACCCTAACTATGGTACAACAAGCATGGCTAGAGAGTCGGTAATGGTTAATACTCTGAGTAAAAGTGTAGAAGCTACAGCACTAATGAAATCAGTTAAGGAAAAAAATATAGAAAAAGATAAAGTTCATAAAGAAATGATGGAACAGCAACTGAAAATACTAGAATCTATTAGAGAAAAGATAAATCAACCCGCTGTTGCTTTCTTTACTGACGAAGGAAGACGACAAGTCATAAACCAAAGTAGAGTTAGAAATTCACATTAAACTATAATATATCATAAATAATGAGCTTATCACTAAGAGATAGAGACAAACGCTTTACTTTTTCATTCCAAAGAATATCAGCAGGTTCATCAGGAATTGGAAACCCTATAGTATTAATGGCGTATATAAATAATATATCAGATTCTTCATCTCCTGAATGGGATGAAAGATTAGATATAGGTAGAGCTGATGCAAAAATACTATATAGGAGTTTTAGTAG